TTGCCGTTAAAGCATCTATACCCACGGCGACATTATTTGATGCTGTGGTATTAGCTATCAAAGCATCTTTACCGATTGCGACATTCCCAGCACCTGTGGTGTTGGCCTCCAGCGCAGTCCGACCAATGGCGACATTATTATCTGCTGTGGTGTTGGCGGTTAATGCTCCGTAGCCTAATGAAACATTGTTATCGCCTTCCGTGTTGGCGTCTAAGGATAAAGCACCAACAGAGACATTCTGTGTGCCTGTGGTATTTACTCCTAGAGCAAAATATCCAAGCGCCGTGTTGTGTGAAGCGGTAGTGTTCTCTCTAAGAGCATGAGCGCCAACTGCCGTGTTCTGTTCTGCTGCCCCTGTCGCATCTTCTAAGGCTCTTTCACCAATAGCAACACTGGCTGTAGTTGTTGTAACTGTCTTTAAGGCATTAGTGCCGACAGCTACGTTATAGCCTCCTGTAGTGAGAGCCGATCCTGCACCATAACCAATCGCTACGTTGTTTATCGCTGTGGTATTAGCGTCTAAAGCATTTGCACCAACTGCTACGTTTGAAGCACCTGTGGTGTTGGCTCCTAAAGAAGCATAACCAACTGCAACATTGTTTGCTGCTGTGGTGTTATTTAGTAAAGAAGACATACCAACAGCTACGTTATAATTACCGGTGGTGTTATAGAATAATGCTTCCCTACCAAAAGCTGAGTTATAAGTACCCGTGGTGTTATTTCCAAGGGAATTATAACCAGCAGTAGTATTGTAAGCTCCGGTAGTGTTCGCGTCTAACGCATACGCACCCACGGCTGTGTTTTGAGTTCCGGTGGTGTTAGCGGCTAAAGACTGACCGCCTACGGCAGTATTGTTATTTGCTGAAGTGTTTGAGCCTAAAGCATCCGTACCCACCGCTATGTTGTTGCTTCCCGTATTGGCATCCAACGCTAACCCGCCTATTGCAGTGTTAGAAGTACCTGTAATGTTAGCGGCTAAAGTGTTATATCCAACTGCAGTGTTGGTTGCGGCGGTGGTGGTAGCACTACCCGCATATGCGCCAACGAACGTGCTAGTCCCGCCTGTAGTTAGTGCTCCCCCTGCGTTTATACCAACTGCCACGTTGTTAGCTCCGGTGGTGTTTGCGTCTAAAGCTGAATAACCAACAGCAACATTATTATCGCCAGTAGTAATCGCAGTACCTGCTTCATCACCAATAGCTACGTTGTAATTACCACCGCTTGCAATGCTGTTACCTGCGTTGACACCTGCTCTGAAGTTACTTGTTCCTGCTGAAGCAGTGATGATGTCTGCGCCATCTGCAAAGGTTATGTCTGATGCCATATCCACAGCACCCTCAACCGCAAGCGTAGATGACATATCCACAGCGCCGTCGATATCAACGACATCCAGATTCGTGGTTCCGTCTACGTCTAAATTACCATTAAAATCTGCGTTTCCCGCTAAAGTCAAATTACCACTTACTGTGGCTGTTCCATCAACTTGGAGAGTAGATGCCATGTCAACTGCACCGTCTATATCAACAACGTCCAGATTGGTGGTGCCGTCTACGTCTATATCTCCAGATATATCTAAAGAAGCGCCTGTTAAAACACCTGCAACGGCTAATGTAGATGCCATATCGACTGCGCCGTCTATGTCTACGACATCTAGGTTGGCTGTGCCGTTAACGTCTATAGAACCTTCGAGGTCTATATCTCCGCCAACGGTAAGGTCATCAGTAACGGTTAAATCGTCACCAACCGTTAGATCATCAACTTTAGTTGTGCCTGCCAGGTTAACGTCGGTTAATACGTCATAAACCACACCGCCAGAGCCAGCTCCGTCAGTGGATATAACCTTTGTTTCTCCTGCCAGGATTGCTACGTTAGCGCCACTACCACAAGTAAACGTGAGTGTGTATGAAGTCACGTTTTCCATCATCCATACTTTGGATGCGGTATTGGGTAGAAGCGTTACAGTACAAGCCTGACCACCGCCCGTCAGTTTAAGATACATTGCCCTATCGGAATCAGAAGCTCCGTCTGCAATAGTGATGTTATCGGTTGATGCATTCGCTATGGCTCTAGTGCCATACCCAAGAGCTTGACCAATTAATTCTAAATTAGTGTTGGTCGTTGTACCCCACGTACCACTACCGTCACCAGTGGCCATCTCGTTGAGTCTAAGGTTGTTTACATATGTACTTGCCATATTTTTTCCTCTGTAAAATCATATCATTAAGCTGCAATATCTTCCCAATCAGGAGTTTGTGATGTTGATACTTCGCTATAGTTAGGTGTTTGTGAAGTAGAAACTTCAGTATAAGTTGTTGTTTGTCCAGGCGTTACATTGCCCCAAATCAATAAATTCTCTAATACTCCTGTTCCATGTATTCCTGTTGGATAAATATTTGCACTAGCAGAAGTAGTAACAGAATTTAATGTTCCTGTAGCTGCTCCTAAAGTTATAGGAATTATATTAACAGATACAGTGGTTACACTGCCTAAAGCTGTCGTTCCAACTACGTTAGTAGGATAAACATTAGCATCGCATGTGACCGTTTCATCACCGAGTCCTATTGTTGATGCGGTACCAGTAACCCCTTGTATTGCAAAACCAGCAGCAACTATAGTGCCAACTGCGCCAGTACCTGCTAATCCCGTTTCAGCTACATTGGCTGCACCACTAGGAGTAACACTTGAAATTGCACTGGTTCCAGCTACACCTGTCTCTGTGACATTAGCTGTACCCGTTATAGTGAGTGAACTTATTGCACCAGTAGCCGCTACACCTGTCTCTGCAACATTAGCATCACAAGTTACTGTTTCAGTACCTAATGCTGTTGTTCCAGCAACACCTGTAAGTGTTACTGCGCTAGGCTCATTCCAAGCTCCAGAACCCCATGTACTGCGACCCCAGCCAGATACATAAGCCATAAAACTATTACGCTATTCTAATAACAGCGTTACTTGCATCTGCGGTTGGAAATGTAATCGTAAATGAACCCGCAGTTGATGTCTTATCACCGCCAAAATCAAAAACTGCAACTGCTGGGTCACCAGAAGCTGTATCATTAAAGATCATACAGCCTCTTGCAGTTATAGTTGCTGTGCCAAAAGTTAAATCAGCGAAGTCAGTAAATGCTGTTGTTCCTGAAGTAGTAGGGTCTATTCTAGTTAATGCAGAACCTTTAGCGGTATAGTTTGTGCCTGATGCTTCTTGATTCGTAGAATACGCTGTTGTAGCTGCCGACATTGTTGCACTACTGGTATAGAGTGCTAAATTAAATGTACTGCCTCCAGAAAGTAAAAAATTGTGTTTAGCTTCCAACAGTTCTTTTTTAAATGAGGTTGCCATTGCTTGGGTTATAGCCATAATTAAAGTCTCCTAATGATATTGGCTAGGTCTTTATGACCTTGTTGCTCTAGTTGATTACCTATCGTACACATATGATTCTTAATTGCTTCTTTCATATAAAAATTAATAACACTTTCACATAAACCTTTAAATGCATGGGCTTGTGCTTTTATAGCTTCTGGTGCTGTATCACTAATAGATACTATCTTATTAGTAGCCATTTTTGCTACTTCTTCAGAAGTATGCCCTCTATTATGTGTAGTCGTTACACCTAAATTTCCTATCGATATTTTAAATTCATCTGTTTGCATTAGTATTTGTTCGGCTCTGGTACGTTATTAAATTGTAAATCGTCTCTTCCTATTATTCCAATAGGTTTATTTTCTTCTTGAACTATCTCACTCCATTTACAAACTTGCAATCCTAAATCATTTTGATAGCTAATCTTAGGGTCTTTTAATCTATGATAACCATATAGCTTATCTTTTAAAGGTACGTTTGTATCTAATAAATTAGAATTGGGTGCAATAGATACATTAATCTTATTATCTAAGCACTTAGAAATCCAAAACTCACAACAAGCTCTACCTGCTTCTGCAAAATGCATATTATTTTTATAAGTAAAATCTACACCAAATATATTTATTGATTTAACTTTGTTCCATAAAGCAAATGCAATTGAGTAAGCTATTGTATTATTAAAATAAGAACAAGATAAATCATTGATTAATGTAGATAAAGGAAATTCTTCTGTAGTTGGAACTCTTTTATCTACTTGGCAAGTATAAATTGGATATGTAACTTCAGGCAAAACTTTCTGCATCATATCTGTCATATCACCAGCATCATATGTATCGAAAAAACGACTCATTGGGTCTAATATAAATGCTCTATTAATATTAGGTATAACACCAATCATTGCATTTATTGCCCATACTTCATCAAATTTAACACTATGAATCTGAGATAAATGAAAATCTATCTGACTTCTACCCATTGCTACAATAGCAATTTTTTTACTTTGTAATTCTTTAATTGGTTCTTTTAGCATTAACTAACTGCTTGTTCAATTGGTCCTGTTCTATAATTATCTTTTGTATTTCTTCCTTCACCTAATACTTTAAGTCTAGCTATTGATTCCATAAATCTTTTATCATAATTAGCCATTACATCTGGCTCACCTTTCATAAAAGTATTAGCTTCTCCTAAACTTCCATATAACAAGCAATCAGATGCATTAGTTCCTAACCAACTTGTACCATCACTAGTAACAGTAATTGATGCAGGTTTATACCTATAATGTAATTCAGCCGTTAAATTTGCATTTGGAGTAGGTGCAACAATAAAACTTTTTTCATCAAAAGTAGCATAATATTTAGGTATACCTGTTGTAGCACTAGATGGATAAGATTCTCTTATAAAACTTACATCTTTAAATAACAAAAATTCATAACCACTATTATCTATAGCTAAAGAATAAGGTGCTAAAAAATCAGTAGGCATTGTAAGGTATTGATTACTAGACGTTAATTGACCTGTTACATTTTTTCTAAAAACAGGTAAATCAACTAATCTAAGTATTCTTTCTTCTGTTTGTACAATAAATTCATCTAAATTATTTACAAAAGTAGTTTCAGTATTATTAGTATAATCTTGTATAGATTGTTTTAATGTTGTAAATGTCCATGCCATTAGCTTGTACTCACAGTTATTTTGCCTAATTTAGCAGTCATAGTTAATCCCATAGTGCTAGAACCAAATGCTGTTACTCCACCACCAATAGGATTAAATGCTGAATATCTTGTAGATGCTGATTCTCCAGTATCTGGTCTAGAATTGTACAATGCTTGTGGATCATTAATATTTAATTCACCTAATCTAAGTTGAGGATGATCTTGATCTAAACATTCATTACAAACTCTTAATCCATTTCTTATTTGATTTTGAATTTCATAATACAATTCATTTAATTTGTAAGTAAACCCACAACGATCACAAATACCTAATGCTTTTTTTCCTCTTGCATATGACATAATTAGTTATAACTAATATCTGGAACAAAACGTACTGATGCTTTTTCTCTATCTGCATCACTAACATCTTGCCATAATTCATTATATCGTTGTTTAATCATAGGAACTCTCATTTGTGCTTCTGGTGATTTACAAGCAATATTGTGAGCAAGAGCATAAGTTAAACATGGTAAATATCTTGTAGGAACATCCGCATTATTACTAGCTACAGAACCTACATCTTCAATTTTTTTAACATAATCATAAATTAATGTATATGTTTCATTACTATCAGGTGTTGACCATAATACAATATTATTAGTTCCTGTATTTTTATCTATAAAAAATTGAGTAGGTTTTGATTGTGTTAATTTTGTAGCTTGATGATTATATTCTGTTCTTGATATACGATTTAATCTTTGATCAAATTGTTTGGTAGCATCACCAGCATTAGTCCTAATAAATGCATCTATTACATCCATAGCTGATGCATCTAAACTATAAGTATTAGTGCCAGCAGTTAAAGTAGCTGATCCTTGTGCAATAGTCCAAAGATTTAATCCTTTGTTTTGCCACTCTAGAAAAACTAAATTTAAAGCTCTTTTAGCACCACGATAGTCATAACCTGTGCGTAGTTCTAGTCCACACAGATCATAGGCTTCTTCTAAAATATCACCTATATCTAAATTAAATGCTGTTGTTCCACTAGTAGCCATTTACTTACCTGCTTTAGTCTTGCCACCACCAAACATAGTCTTAACATATTCTTTATAAGATTGGGCTTCTTTACCAACTTCAGTAGCTCCACCTTTTCTATAATTTTTGCTAAGAGGTGCTGTTTTTTTGAACCTTGTGTTCTTACCTAAACCTTTCATAATCTTACCTTTTAAATTTAATGAACGAATACCTATAATACCCCACTAATGCAGGGTATTATAAATATTTAGTTACTGACTAAAATTATTTCTTTTTAGCTTTTTTCTTAGCTACTTTTTTCTTAGTCTTTTTGTTAACTGGAGCTTTACCGCCAACATAAGCTTCATTGATGTTAGGCGTAGATAGATCATCAGCTACAAAATGCCCTTTAGCATTTTTAGCTCTATCTCCATTCATTTCCCCACACTTACGTTCTGCATCAGCTAAATCAGGATCAGGACCAAATACAGGTCGATAGATACCATCATCATCTAATCTAAGAACTTTATAGTGTGCTGGAAATTCACCAGTTTCTGATATTACATATTTATTAGCCATAATAATTCCTTATGCGTGAAACACTGTCATTGTAAGAAAAGTTGATACAGTATATTGAATATAGATACCCGCAGAAAAAACAACACCTTCTTCTGGTATGACTACATCTCTAGTAGCCGTAGCACTAGCAACTGAACTTAATCCCATAACAGTAGTTCCAACAGGAGAAGTATTATGAAAATTTGTAGTACCTGCTGTACCTGTACTAGTTAAAAATATACCTTTTAACCTTGCTCTACCTGCAAAAATAACATCTGCCGCAGAACCATTAACTCCAGCCGATACATTACCAGCGGGATTGCCCACTGCTGATATACCAGATATAGTTAAAAAGTATGCTGCACCAGTAGCTGTTCCCGCATTAGCACCTGTAATAGATTCTGTTTGAGAATCACCATTAACATCAGTACCTGTAACAGTAAACGATTTAGCAGAATCATCCCCAGCCGAGAGGATAGTGACTACCCTCCCATGACTGAGTGTGACAGAACCGCCAGAAGCTAACGCTCCCCCTATTACGAGGGCTGCGTTATTTCCAACTGAGGTTGCGACTGAGATTCCATCAGCGTCAAGTGCTACTGTGTCTGCGGTTATAGTAACCGCTTTAACATCTGATCTAGCCATAAATTACTCCTTTACTCAAATGGAGTTGCTAAAGTACCATCCCCGTGTAGGAATGCTTCACAATGCCATACTGCTGCTGAAGTTGCTACTAAACGAATTACTCCGCCTACTAACCAACCTTGCCCTGCCGTTCCCAAATCAATGGTATCGTCATTACTGGCATCAGGGATAAAGGTATTCATGTCTGTTGCAGTTGCTGGGTCAAAAATATGAGCAAAACCAGAGAATAAATCACTGGAATTGTCTGTATTGATCTGTCCTGCACCTGTAAAGGTAGTACCAACTATAAAGGTATAGTTTATCCCTGCTACTGCCGTAGGTAATGTTACTACAATACCTGCTGCTCTATTTAAAGTATAAACAGTGCCTGAGTCAGTTGATTCAACTGATTTTGTAGCGGCTGTAATGCTACTTACATTAGAATAAGCAGAAACATAACCCGTAGTAGTAACATTACCGCTACTGTCTATATCTAAATTGGTTGTGATAGCTCCTGTGGTAGAATTCTTGCTGATTTGTTCAAATCCGCCTTCCGATCTAACTGGACCATTAAAAGTTGTATTAGCCATGATTCCCTCCTAAAGAGAATAAATCTATCATCTTGGCAAAGTCTGCTAGGTCAGTTGATAGACAATTAAAAAATCCTAGATATAAAAAAAGGGAGACCCATTGCTGAGTCTCCCATTACTTCTTACGAACTACCTGGTGAACCCCATACACCTAAAGGATCAGATACTCCAAAAGAATACCTTTCTCTAGATTTATAGCGAACATTACCAGTATCAAAGTCACCATCCATAGATGTTGTCATAGGACTTCTGACAAAATGCTTCATGCCATCAGGAACATCTGTAACAATAAAGAAGGCGTTAGTATCAGTTAAATAATGATTAACTGAGTAACCTTCTGGTATCACTCCATTTGTTTTTATAGCATTAATATCATTGTCAGCAGTTCCTACTCTATAGTCACTCTGAAGAAGTCTTGTAGCAACAAACTGTAAGTCTGAAGGTACAATTAACTTCTTAGGTCTAGCTGCAATTTTAAGACCTCTTTCGTCAGTCCACTTACCAATTTGAATTACTGCATCTTCTAGAGATGTTTCATTCAAGTCAGCAGCAGTCGCTGGTCTATTGCTGTTTTTGCCACCACTTACTAAGGGATGTCCATCACCACCAGTTACGCCATCGCCTGATGCTGTAAATAAATTTACACCATCTCCGCCTTGGTAGCTGTTAGTAAAGCCATTGTTTAATGGAAAAACTGCTTTTACTTGTCGAGTATAAGCCATTGCACGAGCTAATGCTTTGGTATATCTGCCTGAAAGAGATACATATAAATTATCTTCCATAGCTTCTTCAGTAATACTGAATCCCATTGCAATAGTTTCGTGAGTGTAGCGTGCCACAAAAGATTCTTGAGCAGTATCATAATTGATAGCTGATCCTTCATTTTTTACTGGTGCTGCACCAAATCCTGACAACTTTAGTTCCTCTTCAAACGATCTTTCAGAGTTTTCAGTTGCATAGATTTCTTCATGCTCATTTTCGTAGTTGTTATACTCTTCTCCGAATAAGGCGTTTAAGCCTGGTAGGAGTTGATGTAGCTCTTGCGCTCTTGAAATAGCCATATCTTAATACCCCTTATCCGATACCAGTTGTATTTAACAACTGATGACCTACGTTAAACATAACCAATACGTCTGTAAAAGCATCACCAACTGCACTATCAGGACCATCGAC